ATGACACCAAGTGAGCGGCTTGCCTATATCGACAAGGTGCTGAGCGCATGCAAGGACGCATGGCCGGTGCTGATGGTTGAGGTCGATTCAAAGATTGGCGCGCTCACTGAGCAGCTGATCAGCAGCGACAACGAACAAACCCGCGGGCGCATCAAGGCGCTATGCGATTTGAAGGAATTGCCGGTATCGCTCGCACAAGAGCGGGACGGCATCCGGGCCGCACTATCCGAAGAGGACGCGGCAGATTGAAGAAGTGGACTACCTGCCAAGCAGGCCCAAGGAGTTGAACGATGTTGGAAGACGCGGAGTACAAGAAGGAGTACGACAAGGCAGCGGCAGATCTCGAAGCGGCGGCGCAAGCCACTACCGCAAGGGGCGCCGATGGCAAATTCGTAAAGGTCGAAGAGGTTGCAAAGCCTCCTGAGACTGAAGCGAAGGCCGAACCTGAGGTCACCAAGACCGAAGAGGCAAAACCGGTAGACGAACTCGCCGAACTTCGTGCGCGTGTCGAAAAGGCCGAGAAGATCGCCAAGGATAACCAAGCCTGGGCGACCAAACTCAGCCAGGAGCGCGCGCAGGAGCGACGTGAGCGTGAAGCCGCAGAGCGAGCAGCAGCAAAGCCGGCGATTTTGGATGCAAATCCAGAGCTGGCTGATGCAATTCGCTATGTGGCAAGCGAGCCTACTCCGACTGCTTCGAGGGTTGACCCTCAAGAGGAATGGCGCGTCACGATTGAGAAGGCGCACCCCGGGATTTTCGATGTCTCCATCGACCCCGATCTTGAGAAGGCTGTCATGGCGAGATTTCAAGCCCTCGGGGCTGAGGTCAATGACCCACTCGTGTGCATCCGTGAAATCACAGCAGAGAAATTGGCGCACACCGAGCGCCTTATCGGCAAGCGAGTAGCTGTCGAGAGCGCGAAGAGTGCAGAAAAGTCCGCGATGAGCGTGCCTGGAGCTGGCGGCAGCGGTGGGGTGAAAACTCCCGTTGACCCCGATCTGGAAGCGCGCAATCGCATCCTCAACATGTCGCCATCCGAGTTCGAAAAGGAACGCAGGAAGGTGCTTGGATACTGAAAGTAGGTAAACCAAAATGGCAAACACTTCCCTCACGCAAGTCCCTCCTGGGGTACAGGCGTTTTACGACCGCAACCTTCTGACCCGTGCTCAGCCGGCTGAAGTGCATGGCCGATTCGGTCAAAAGCGCCCCATCGCTAAGCGTAACGGCAACCAGATCAAGTTCCGCCGCTATTCGCAACTGGCCGTCGCATCGACGCCGCTCACCGAAGGCGTGACGCCGGCAGGCTCCAGCCTCGCTGTCACCGACCTGACCGCCACGCTCGCGCAGTACGGCGACTACATCACCCTGACGGACATGGTTTCCATGACCAACCAGGATGCGGTGGTCACTGAGGCTACCGACGTTCTGGGCGATCAAGCCGGCACGACCATCGACCAAGCGCGCCGCGATGTGCTGGTGGCCGGCACCAACGCGCTCTATGCGAACGGTGTGGCCAACCGCGCCGCGGTGAACGTCAAGATCTCCAGCGCCGACCTGGACAAGGCCATCCGCTTCCTGAAGGTGCAGAACGCCAAGTACGTGAAGGACGGCATCATGCCGACCGACGCCGTTGGCACTGGCTCCGTCCGCAAGGCGTTCATCGCCATCGTTCACCCGGATGTCGAGTTCGACCTCGAAAACATCACCGGTTACCGCTCGGTGTCGGACTACGGTTCGCAGGAAGGCGTGATCGAGGATGAGATCGGCGCGTACAAGAACATTCGCTTCGTGTCGTCCACGAACGCGAAGATCTTCCCGGGTGCTGGCGCCGCGGGTACGACGGTCTACAAGAACAACGGCGCGAACTTCGACGTGTACTGCACGCTGATCTTTGCCGCCAATTCCTACGGCGTCTGCCCGCTGTCGGGTGAAGCGATGAACACCTACGTGAAGTCGCTCGGTTCGGCTGGCACTGCTGACCCGCTGGAGCAGCGCTCGACCGTTGGCTGGAAGGCCACCACCACGACCAAGATCCTGAACGATTCTTGGATGGTCCGCATCGAGAGCGCGGCCAGCCTGTAAAGCAACTTCCCCCGCTTCGGCGGGGGAGCTTCATTCAAAGGAATCATCATGGCACTGACTACCAACACCCAATCCGCACATCAGGTGCGCAACCAAGCTGTAGGCGTCATCGTCACCGATGCTGGCGCTGCGGCGGACACCACGATCACGGTCGGCTTCCTGCCGCGCGTCGTTCGCTTCCACAACATCACGGACCGCATCAGCGATGAGTGGTTCGAAGGCATGACGGCGTTCAACTCGCTGCACACCATCGCCGCAGGAACGCGCACCCTGGAAACCACGAACGGCATCTCGGTGGGATCGAACGCCTTCACCGTCAAGGCCGCAACCATCTTGGCATCCAAGACCTACGCCTGGGAAGCCATCGGCTGATCTGGCTCCTTCCCCTCAACTCAAGGCCCGGCTAACCCCCGGGCCTTTTTCTTTGGAGAAACAAATGACTGATGAAGTGATGGAAAAGCCGGCGAGTGGTCGCAAGGCACTCAAGAAGTACTCAATCACCTTCCATTCGGGCGAAGGCAAGGCCGAGGCGGAAGACGTGGTGATCGGCCACAACTGCAAGCTGAATCGCTTCCAGCGCGATGTCGAGACGACGATTGATGAGAACTTCCTGAGCGTCTTGAAGGATGCGGTCATCAAGACTGTGGTCAAAGGCGACGACGGCGTGGAGCGTGAGGTCACGATCCCGCGTTTCTCGTACACGCTCAATCCGCTCTAAGCCATGGCCTGGACGCTCACTGCCATCGAGGTCATCCGTGGGGCGCTGCAGTTGTGCGGTGCTATCGGCGTGGGCGAAACCATTGCGGATGAGGATGCAGACCTGTGCATGGACTCGCTTACAGGTGTGCTCAAGGAACTGCCTCTACAGGGCTTCGCGTGGCCGGAGGTGTCGAGCACTCCCGTAGCAGTGGCATGGTCTGGCGTCACGCCGAGCGTCGTAACCCCGCCTGCCGACTATTTTGAGTCGCCGTTCCTCAAGTACACGGATGCGTCTGGGGTGGGAAGGCTGCTCACGCGCATCCCGAAGTGGAACTATGAGCAACTGGACCTTACGAAGACGGCGACCTATCCGCAGCTGTACTACATTGCGCCCGATCTGACCTTCAAGCTGTGGCCGACGCCCACGCAGAACCCGAACCTCACGCTCACCTACCAGTCGATCATCGCTGACCCGGTGCTGACGGCCACGCCGAGTATCCAGCAGCAGTATCTGAACTGCCTTCAGTACTTCCTTGCCGACGAAATCTGCCTGAAGTACGGCGTCCCTCAGGATGTCCGCGCCGAGATCGCAGCGCGTGCGGCGCAGAAGAAGTTCCTGATGAACCAGTGGGCCATCGATCAGGGTCCCGTGGCCTTCACGGTCGATGACTACTGCTATCCGCGGAATGGGCCGCTCGAATGGCGCTGAAACCTGTCGCCCTCTTCGGCTTGGGGAACTTCGGAAAGTCGTACAACGTTGACTCGCAGAAGCGCACCAACCTGTATGCCGAGGTCCAGCGGGATGGGGAGAAGGGCAACCTTACGCTATACCCGACGCCCGGGCTGACGACATTCGTCAACTTCGGTGCGAACCCGAGCCGCGGCGCCTGGAAGAAAGACGATGTTCTGTACATCGTGAACCGCTCCAGCCTGTGGAAGCTCACGAACGACGGGACGATGACGAACATTGGCACGCTGGCCACTTCTGCCGGCCGCGTGGACATGACCGACAACGGCACGCAGATCATCATGGTGGATGGACCCAATGGGTACATCTACAACACCTCGACGCTCGCATTCACGCAGATCACATCGCCCGGGTTCCCTGGTGGCGATACGGTCACTTTCCTGAATGGCTATTTCATCGTCAGTAAGCCGAATTCGGGGCAGTTCTTCGTCTCTGCGCTATATGACGGGCTGACCTGGGCGGCGCTGGACTTCGCCACGGCGGAATCCAACCCAGACAATCTGATCCGCGTCATCGCAGACAACGGGCAGCTCTGGCTGTTCGGGTCTGACACGTCAGAGCCATGGAGCGATTCGGGAGCGCAGGACTTCCCGTTCGCCCGGGTCGGAGCAGCGGCGATTGAATGGGGGCTTGCGGCGCGCTGGTCGCTGTGCAAGTTCATGGACTCGCTAATCTTCCTGCGCAAGAACCGGCTTGGTGCAGTACAGGTTTGCACGCTGTCCGGCTACACGGCTGTGCCAGTTTCCACGCCTGAGATCGACTACATCCTGGCGCAGTACTCTTCGGTGTCGAATGCCACTGGTTTTGCCTACATGGTGAGTGGGCATCCGTTCTACCAAATCAATTTCCCCTCGGCAAACGAATCGTGGGTCTATGACGGCCTCACGAAGGAATGGCACAGGGCAGAGTCTGGCGGCGGCAGGCATCGGGCAGAGATCCAGATCAACTTCCTTGACCGCTCGTATGTCACCGACTATGCGAACGGCAAGCTATACCGTTTCCAGGATGGCGTCTATACCGATGACGGGCAGACGATTGCGCGGGAGTTGATCTCGCGTCATCAGTCAACGGGCGAGTACACGTTCTTGCACAAGCTGTGGATCGAGATGGAGGCCGGCGTCGGCCTGCTGACCGGCCAAGGCTCCGATCCGAAGCTGATGATGCAGTACAGCAAGGACGGCGGCCACACCTGGTCGAATGAAGTGTGGGTGAGTTTCGGCAAAGTTGGTCAGTACACCTATCGAGCCCTGTTTCTTCGCTTGGGACGCGGCCGGGATTGGGTCTTCAAATTCAGAATCACTGACCCGGTGAAAACTGTGTTCGTCGGTGCATGGGGTGAGTTCTCGTGAGCGCATCCTATGACATGCCGGATGGCGCGCCCCTTGATGAAGGAGGCAATTGGAAGACTGCTTGGCTTCAGTGGCTGGCTCGCACGCATCGTGCAGTGAGTGCTGCGCAGCAGTCTGGCCCCACTGCGGACAGACCAACGACCGTGCTGTGGATTGGCAGAACCTACTTCGACACAACGATCAACAAGCCGATTTGGGTGAAGTCTGTTCCCGCCAAGCCAACGCCGGCCATCTGGGTCGATGCCACTGGAGCAGTCGTATGACCGCGCTGATGGTGGTGAAGGACGGCGAAGTTGTGTTCAATGTGCCGGACAAGTCGCCTGCTGCAATACGCGCCCAGATTCGAGCATGGACGAAGAGTTTGCTGAGTCTGCCTCCTGGAGAGCAGCGGGAGTTTGAAGTGCAGCACACCCTGATAGATGGCGTTTACACCCGCACCTTGTTCATTCCCAAAGACTCGGTGCTGGTCGGCAAGATCCATCTCAAGGAATGCGTGAACATCGTTGCGAAGGGGGATATCTCTGTGCTCACCGAAACGGGCATGGGGCGCTTCAAGGCCGGCCACGTTGCGGTGTCAGGCCCGGGGATTCAAAAGGTGGGCTATGCCCACGAGGATACGGTTTTCATCAATGTCTTCCGGACTGAGTTGACCGACATCGACAAGATCGAGGCAGAGATTGCCACCACTGAATACGCGGAGGATTTGATATGTCAGTAGCATGGGTGGGCGCCGGCATTGCCGCGGTCGGCACGATCTCTCAGATGGATGCCGCGAAGGGCGCTGCATCGGCGCAGTCGGGTTCGTCCGACCAAGCCAACATGATGCAGATGATCCAGCAGATGCAACTGCGCGAGGATCTGAAGCCGTGGACTTCGGCGGGCGCTGCGGCACAGTCTCGCCTGAATCAGTACCTGGGCATCGGCGGCGTTGGTTCCAGTGGTATGACATCCCTTGGGCTGGCTACTGGCCTGACGCCCGATCAGGTCCGCCAACAACTGCTGAGCCGATTCACCAAACAGGCGGCGCCAGGAACTGCCGCCCCGACATATGCCAATGGCGCAGATGCAATCAATGCACTTGGCGCTGCTGGCGCATCCTCGTATTTCCAGAATCAGGCTGGACAAAACAGCCTTGCTTCGCTTTGGGGCGGTCAGCCCTCTGGCTCGGGCTCTTGGGTGCGTGGCAACGGCGATGCGAATGATGGCGTGCACAGCGATGTTTGGGCGCCAAAATCGAATCAACCCCAAGGCCCAGGCTCTACCGTAGATGAAGAGGGCTTGGCGGCTGCGATCAAGCAGTATTACGACGAGCAGAACGCCCAAAACGCCACGGCTGAAGCGAATCCTCTCTATGGCTCCCTCCTGCGCCCATATCGCAACGGCGAGGAATTCAGCTTCACTGGCAAGGATCTGCTCACGGATCCGGGGTACAAGTTCGGCCTCGATCAGGGAACGCAAGGCATCGAGCGCGGCCAGGCTGCCCGCGGCAACTTCCTGTCTGGCGGCGCCATGAAGGAGCTGACGCGGTACAACGAAGACTATGCCGGCACGAAATACGATCAGGGCTTCAATCGTGCGCTGAGCACCTGGAACACCAACCTCGGCGCATACAACCAGAACCGGAACTCGATCTACAGCTTCCTGACGGGGCAATCGCAGATCGGCCAGAACTCCGCATTGCAGGTCGGCTCCGCAGGCAACCAGGCAGCGACGACCATGGGCAACAACCTCATGTCTGGCGCGAATGCGACGGCTGCCGGAGATGTTGCGTCGAGCAATGCGCTTGTGTCTGGCGCGAATTCACTGGTCAACGCTTACCGCACGAACAACCCGACCACGGCTTCCGGCTGGAATTCTCTGCTGACGAACAACGGAGGCGGTTACAGCGGCTATACCGGATATGTTGGGGGCAATGACCCGATTGCCAACCTGAACACCTCGCGCGGATGGACGAACTGATATGGCTCTCGACCCCAGCATCATCCTGAACATCGGCAAGGGCGTAACTCCGCTCTTGTCGCCGAACGAGATCCAAGACCAGCAGATGCAGCGCGAGGTGAACTCGCTGCAGCTGGCAAAGCTGCGCCAGGGCATGACTGATGAAGCTGAGCAGCGCCGCATCGCCCAGAGCACGAAGCCCGAGGAACTTGCGGGCGCCTACTACAAGGCCGGTCTTGTCCCCCAAGCGCAATCCGCCCTGAAGTTCCAGACAGAGCAGAAGAAGTCACAAATGGAGGCCATGAAGCTGCAGGTTGAGCAGCATCTCAAGAACTACGAGCTTGCCGGGCAGATCATGAACGGTGTGAACGATCAGGCATCTTGGGATCGGGCGCGTGCAGATACTGCGAGAGTCTTCGGTGCCGAGGCGGCAGCGCAAATGCCTTCGCAGTATGACCCGGCTCTGGTTGCGGAGAGGCGATCCCAGGCAATGACTGTCAAGCAGCAGCTTGAGCAGAAGTGGAAGGAAATGGAGTACTCCACGCCGAACGCGAACGCAGTGCTGCAGGCCCAGACTTCCCGGGCCAACAACGCCGACACTGTTGCAGCGACGACGCGCGGCCAGGATATCAGAGCGGCCACGGCCAAGGCCGCGGCGGATGAGAAGAAGGCGCCTAAACCTATTCCGGCCGCGGCCCTCAAGATGCAACAAGAGTCCTTGGATGCTATCGGCACGGCCGCAAGCATCAATGCTGACCTGGATGCGGTGAGCAAACAGATTGCAGACGGCAAGCTGAGTTTCGGTGTGGCATCCAATGCCATCAACTCGGCCCGAAATGCTCTCGGTGTAAGCAGCGAGGAAAGCCGGAACTTCGCCTCCTTCAAGACAAACTTGGAGAAGCTGCGCAATGACTCGCTGCGGCTGAACAAGGGCGTTCAGACTGATGGAGATGCACAGCGTGCTTGGAATGAACTGTTCCAGAACATCAACGATACGGAACTTGTCAAGCAGCGCCTCGGCGAGATCATGCGCCTGAACGAACGCGCCGTCCAACTTCGCAAGATGGACATCGACAACATCCGCATGAACTACGGGCATGAGCCGATGGACACAACCGCCTATGCCAATCAGCCAGCCAGCCTGAACAATGGGCAAAAGGGCGCGCCGGCCCCGGATCTTGGCGCGATGGAAGCCGAACTTCGCCGCAGGGGTCTTCTGAAATGAGCGATCTTTCCAAGCTGAGTGATGCTGACCTTCTCGCGGCCTACAAGGCTGCCAAGTCGGCGCCTGCAGCTTCGCCTTTCGATGCGGCGCTGGCTGCTGAGGGTGTGTCCGGCCCTGTGGCTGACCTGGCCCGCAGCATCTACATGCAGGAGTCTGGCGGCGGGAAGAACACCAGGACTTCGAATGCCGGCGCGGTTGGTGGCATGCAGATCCTTCCCAGCACCTTCGCGGGCGTTGCCGACAAGGATTGGGACATCAATGACCCGACGCAAAACGCCCGAGCTGGCATTCGCTACCTCAAGCAAGGCTATGACGCAGCCGCAGGAGATCCGGCGCTCGCCGCGGCGTTCTACTACGGCGGCCCTGGTGGACTTGAGAAAGCTCGCCGGGGAGTGGCCGTGTCCGACCCGAGGAATCCGAACGCCCCGAACACCCTGCAGTATGGACAACAGGTAGCCGCGCGCCTGCCGAAGGATAAGGGACTGATTCAGCGCGGTGTCGAGGCCGTCATTCCGTCCGCCAATGCTGCTGAGCCGACCAAGAATCCTCTGGAAGGCATGAGCGATGAGGAATTGCTTGCGGCCTATCAGAAGTTGAAAGGCACTCCCACACAGCCGGCGCCTGTCGAGGCTGCTGCCGCTCCTGAGGGTGGGGGCGCGGCCTTCGGTGTTTATCCGAAGGCGCGGCGCGATGCAAAAAACAATTCGACGGATGCCCTCGGTTCGGCTCTGAAGGGCGTGGCAAGCGGCTTTGCTGATGTCGGCAACACGATCATCAACAGTGGCACGAAGGCGGCGGCAAATGCTATCCCTTCACAGCCGAACATGTTGATCAACCCCGATGTCCAGCGCCCCCAGGCTGGCATCACGAACATCGTTTCGGGCCAGATGCCCATGAGCCCGGCCGAGCAGAGGAATGCTGAGCGCGCACAGGGCCTTAAGGACTTCAACGAGGAGAACAAGGGCGCCATCTTCTCGGGTGGCCGACTGATTGGGAACATCGCAGCAACTTACCCGGTCGGAGGTGCCATTGCTGCGCCTATTCGGGCTGCAGGTGGCTCACTGTCTGCATCTGCTCCAGTCGTTGGCAATGCTCTTACAAAATTCGGCAATGCTATTGCCTCAGGCGGCATGACCGTTGGAGGCGCAGCGCCAACAACGCTCGCTCAAGGCGCCGGCAACGCTCTTCTGCGGCTCGGCGGGGGGGCAATCAATGGCGCTGCCACTGCCGGCATCATCAATCCTGACGACGCAAAGACTGGCGCCCTCTATGGAATGGCAACTCCTGCGGTTGCGATGGCGGTAGCTCCTGTTGGGAGAGCGATTGGAAACCGTATGGCTGCGAGACAGGCAGAACAGGCTGCAGCATATGCGCGCAATGCCCCGCTTACTCAGACACTCCAGGATGGAGTGCAGGCCGGATATGTTGTGCCGCCTTCAAGTGTCAACCCGACCCTTTACAACACAGTGAAAGAGAGCATTAGCGGCAAGATCGCTACCGCTCAAGTCGCATCAGCACGGAATCAGGAAGTGACCGACCGGCTTGTTCGTCGGGCTCTGGGGTTGGCCGAGGATGCTCCTCTCAGCACCGAGGCCCTGCAGGCATATCGCACAGCCCAGGTACAAGCCGGTTACGAGCCGCTGAGACAAATGGGGACAGTGAGGGCAGATCCGCAGTTCAACCAAGATCTGAACACCATCATCCGGAATAACACTGGCCGGGGGACCATCCCTGCAATCGTCAATGATGAAGTGAGAAACCTCGCCAATTCCCATCGCTCGCAAGGGTTTGATGCAGGCGACGCAGTGGATGCAATCCGACAGCTTCGAGAGAACGCTCAGGATGCCTTCCGCACTGGAAACACCGCGTTGGGGCGCACAAATCGAGCGATTGCTGATGCCTATGAAGGGGCTATTGAACGCTCGATCCCAGCAAACAATCCTCAATTGCTGCAGGCATATCGAGATGCGAGGGCGAACATTGCACGTAGCTTCTCTGTTGAGAATGCCTTGAAGGAAGGCACTGGGGCAGTGGACGCTAGAAAGCTGGGGGCAGAACTACAGAAAGATGTGCCGCTTGATGGCGATCTACTGACCGTGGCGCGCTTTGCAAGCGCATTCCCGAAGGCCACACAACCGCCTTCTATGGTTGCTGGTGCAGGTGTGCACAACTTGAAAGCAGGGCTGGCCTCTGCCAGTGCTGGCGCTGGAGCATATGCACTAGGTCCAGTTGGCGCGGTTGCTGGTGCTGCTTATCCATTCCTGGTGCCGCCAGTCATCCGTGCGCAGATGTTCTCTCAACGCGCGCAGAACGCATTGATTCCACAGGCTCCTGCTGTTGGTGGGAATAGGCTGCTGCAGTTTGCACAGCGCCCTGAGGTGCAGCAGCTAATGTACAAGGCTGCGCCTATCGCGGCGACTCAATCGCCGTAGTCGGTGTAGCCGCGGTAGATGCCATAGATGAGCGCTGCCACACCTATGACCACCATCTTCCAAAACATGTAGTCCGTGAAGTTCACGGGCGGATTCTAGGCCACTAGCCACCTCCGGGTGGCTTTTTTCATTTCAGGAGCCTAAATGGCGCAGTTTCTCGCACCCATCATCAACGATCAGCAGGAAGACGCCAATGGCAACCCGCTGTCAGGCGGAAAGATTGAGGTCTACCTGGCTGGCACTTCTACGGCTGCGACGACCTATAACGACAAGGACGGGGCCATTGGGCATCAGAACACCTGGCCAATCGTTCTCAACACCCTTGGTGTGAACAACCAAGGGCCTGTCTGGCTGACTGGTGGGTCTGCCTACAAGTACATCATCAAAGATTCGGCTGGCGTCGTGCAGCGCACGATTGACAACGTCAGCGGCATCAACGACACGACGCAGACGGTTGACCAATGGGTGGTGTTCCAGGGCACTCCAACCTTCGTCAGCGCCACATCCTTCACCGTCCCGGGCGATCAGACTCAGACCTTCGTCTTTGGCACTCGCCTGCGCACTGCAAACACTGGCGGCACCGTCTACGGAACGGTGGTGCGCTCGGTCTTCAGCTCGACGCTCACCACGGTAACGATCCTGACGGATAGCGGGTCGCTCGACTCTGGCCTGTCGGTGGTCTCGACCGCCTTCCTGACGGCGACGAACCCGTCCGTGCCGACGACTCTTGTTCTGGCTCCGTTCCGCAATCGCATCATCAATGGTGCACTGCGGTACGACCAGCGCAACTCAGGGGTGGCACAGGTCATCACGGCCGGCGCAGCGACCTACACGGTAGACCGGATCTATGTCTCGTGCACCGGCGCGAACATCACCTCGACGCGAATCTCTCCTGGCACGCCTTATACGTTCGCTCAGGTGCTATCCGGTGCTGCCTCGGTCACTGCGACGCTCTGGGGGCAGCGCATCGAGTCGTTCAACTGCAGCGACTGGGCCAACAAGCAGATCTATGTTCAGGTTCCGATCTCCGCATCTGGTCCGACTACTGCGACCTGGACCGCATACACGGCTGACGTTGCCGACACTTGGGGCGCCAAGACTGCTATCGCAACTGGCACGCTGTCTCTGTCGGTCGCGTTGGATGTGAAGTACTTCAGCTTTGCGGCTCCTGCAGGTGCAGCACGTGGCATAGCAATCGAAATCACGACTGGTGCCCTTGGGGCTGGGCAGTCGATCACCTACTACGGCGCGATTCAGGCCGAGGCCGACCGAGTGACGCCGTTCGAGGTGGTTGAGGTGGGAGAAGACCGGCGCCGCTGCCAGCGCTACTACCAGACTGGCAATTTCAGTACGGGCGCATACGCAGTCGCTGGCACGGCCGTGCGGAACACCGCGTACCTGCCTGTCTCCATGAGGACGGCACCCAGTCTCACCCCTACATTCGCCTATTCCAACGGCTCGACAGGCGGCCTGGATCAGCCGACCCCGCAGTCCTTCCGCTATGGCTTTGTCATCACAGCCACAGGGCAGGGCGAAGTCAGTGGCTCATTCATCGCTTCGGCGGAGCTGTGATGTACACCCAGCACCCCGATCACATCGAGCTTGGGGCGCTGTGGATCCCCATCGACGAAGAGAACGCCGACTATCTGGCGTTCCTCCAGTGGAAGGCTGCAGGCAACATGCCGCTTGAGCCTCCGCAGCCCACTCATGCCCAACTGGTCGAACTGGCTAAGGCCGCAACACGCATCCAGCGCCAGCCGATCATCACTGTGCTCGATGGACTGCAAAGCACAGCGCTGACCAAGGGCGAGACGACGCGGGCCATTGCCATCGAGACGGCAAAGCAAGGGCTCCGAGACATCACGGACACAGATCTGTCAGCCTGCACGACCTTCGAGGAGATGCGGCTGACGATAAAGGCGGCATACCTCGCGCTTGCGATGGCTTTGCCAGTGGACATACGCAAAGCGTTTTCGGAGGCGATTTCGTGACCTGGCTACTTCTATCCCCCTGGATCCTATGGATGCTTTTCGCGTGCGTGATGCGGCTGAAGCAGGTTCGTGATGCTGGGAAGCTCACTCTCGCCATGAAGGTCTTCGGCTATCCGGCTCTTGCAGTTGGCTTGGTCGTTGACTTCGTGGTGAATGTGGTTTTCGGCACTCTGGTCTTTCTCCAGCCGCCGCGTGAAATGACCCTTTCCCGCAGGCTCTGGAAGCTGAGCAATGGCGAAGAGGGGTGGCGCAAGAACTGGGCGACTTGGATTCGCGTGAATTTGCTCGATGCTGTCGATCCTGAAGGTGTGCATCGTGGCTGAACCCTCCTCCGACCTCAACTTTGCCAAGCTAGGCGCCGGCATCGCAGGGGCATTGACCTCCCTGCGGTTCGTCAAAGGCACATGGCCCGAAAAGACCATCATGGTTTTGGGCGGCTGCGGCTTCTCTTTCTATGCCACCGAGTTGATCGCTGCATGGCTCGCTATTCCGAAGGCTGACGGCCTTGTAGGCTACCTCTGCGGCCTGTTCGGCATGGCGATCATCTCCAAGGTCTACGAGGTGATTCAGATGCTCGATGCAAAGCAAGTAGCGTCCGACGTGTGGGACTGGTTTGCCAGGAAGTGGAGGGCGTGAGATGGACTCCATCAGCATCTTCCTCTTGGTCGCGCTGTCGATCATCGGCACGCTGTCCCACCGCTACGAAGACAACCTGATCCAGCGGATCTCCATGGCGCTCATTGCCTTTGGTGGTAGCGCTTACCTGTTCTGCCAGTGGGACGGTCTGCCCGCATACAACCCTCGCGCCTTGCTGACTGCTGGTTGCGCACTGTTCGGAATTGGCAGTGCGTGGAAGGCGTGGCGCTATTCAAGGAGATGCGATGGAACTCGCTGAGCTCATCAAGACTGCCATCAACCCGGCACTGGCAATCCTGCCAATGGCGATGGACTCGCCAAAGGCCCGGGTGATGCTGCTCACGACAACGCAGCAAGAAGACTTCAAGCAGGCACGCCGGCAATCGGGCAATGGCCCAGCTCGTGGGCTGTGGCAATTCGAGCGCGGTGGGGGCGTGAAGGGCGTTTTCACGCATCCAGCATCCACTGGCCATCTGCACAACCTTTGCCAAGTACGCAATGTGCCATTCGACATCCCGACCATCTGGGCGGCACTCGAAACGGATGATGTGCTGGCTGCTGGCTGCGCTCGGCTGCTGTACTACACCGACCCTGCGCCGCTTCCGGCTGTAGACGATGCAGAGGGCTCGTGGAAGCTCTACCTGCGCACCTGGAGGCCAGGAAAGCCGAAGCCTGATACGTGGCCTGGCTATCACCAGCAGGCCCGGGCGGCACTGGGGCTGAAATGA